GCAGAATTAGGTGTTACTAAAGAAAAAGCTGCAGAATTATTTAACACCTATCACCAAAGAGTACCGTTTGTTAAACAGTTGATGGAGAAAGCTTCTAACAGAGCACAGGACAGAGGACAGATAAGAACTTTACTGGGTCGACTATGTAGGTTTCACCTATGGGAGCCTAATCAATTTGGTATGCATAAAGCATTGCCTCACGAAGAAGCACTCAGGGAACATGGACCAGGGATTAGAAGAGCTTATACTTACAAAGCATTAAATAAATTAATACAAGGATCGGCTGCTGACATGACAAAGAAATCTATGCTAGAGCTATACAAGGAAGGAATAATACCACACATACAAATTCACGACGAACTTGATCTGTCAATTGAAAATGACGCACAGGCTAAAAAAATTATTGAGATTATGGAGCAGGCTGTTACACTCGAAGTCCCAAATAAAGTTGACTACGAATCAGGTGACAATTGGGGGGAGATAAATGACTGATGGCTTATTTAAATGCAAACATACCTATCATCGAGTGTTATGTAAGAGGAAACTATCTTAGAGATCAACGAGATTCTCACGATAAATATTTTACTTGCACTATCTTTGGTTTTAGTTCTATCCCAAATTCTGTACCATTGTTTCATTTTATGATGGAAGATGGGGGCCTGTGGTGGCGAGCACCTATCTCAGCCTTTTGTAAAAAACCTAACGTTAAAGAACTTCCTCTTGATGAACTTATGATGTGGGATTCTTTTAGTTACAATGTAGCTGTTACAACTTTTTATGAGTTAGCTGGTTGTAAAATGAAATATATATCAAGACGTAAAAAAAAGAGAGAAGGAACATATTTGTTTACAATTGATTGGTGTGGTGGAGACTTCAATGAATTAAATTTTGGTTATTCAGAAAAACCAGATCAACATAAATGTGGACACGTAATAGAATTAGATGATGGAAACTATGCAATACAGCCTAATAATAGGCTAAAAGTATTTGATCCATCAATGGGTAATGATCCAAACAAAACCTTGATTAATAGGTTAGTAACTA